TGATATTTACATTCGAAATATGTTAATAGTTTTTTATTTTCAACTAAATGTATTATTTCACGAGTAAAATCATCTTGTTTTTTTTCTTTAATTTTTTGTTTTATAAAATCTTCTGATCCATAATATATTTTCCAATCAGATTCTTTTATTATTTGTTTGGTTGTTTTAGTTCTACCTCGAGTAATAGGGAGTTGTGCTATTTCTTTTTTACCTAATTTTTTATTTAAAATACTAAATAATGATTTTTTACCTAAATATTTTTTACCTGTAGGAATATATGTTGTTACATATATAAAACCAAATGGGGTTACTTCACCAAAGTCCTCAATTTTTTCTATAACTTTTTCTTTATATTTCCACATAGTAATATTTTAAAGAATTATTTGCCAAGCCGTTGAGGTACTTGAATATAAACATTTAAATGAAAATGAAGATGTGGGTGTTGTAACAATATTGGATAATAGACTACTGTTTCCTGTAGGAACGGATAATGTACTTAATCCCTTAAAAGCAGCACTAGAACCTGTAATTTGTATTAGGTTAAATACTATATAAGGTGCGGCATTATCTGTAATGAATTCTACCATTTGACCATTAATTCCAGCGTTAACCACAAAAGAGTATGGAAAACCTAGTGAAGTATTTATACTAACAATTTGTGGAGTACTAAGACTTAATGTAATTGGGGATGATGGGAGAAGTTGATATGAATAATTGTTATTAGGTGGTGCATATGATGCTGATATAGCATGTGATGATGTAACTGTTAGAATATTATTACTAGCACTATATATTAAATCATTATCAATTTTAAGAGGCTTAATTCCATCACTTGTAACAAAAGTAGGATACCAATAATCACTACCAGTAAGAGTAGTTACAATATTGGATGCTGTAGTAGCAGTAGTAGCAGTAGTAGCATTACCATTTAAACTACCTGTCATTTTTAAACCAGTAATACTAGTACCAGAACCAGTACCAAAAGCTTGATACAGTTGTAGTAAATCATTTGTTTCAATTATATTACCATTTACAATATTTCCGGGATCTAAAGTTGCCATAATTATCTATCTATCTATATAATTTATTTGATTTTTTCTTTCTTCAACAATATGTTCTAATATCATATTATAAATATATAAAAACAAGTTTTTTATCAATATTGATAAAATTAACGGTCTATATTTACTAAAATAGTTGAATCTGTGGTAGATGAAAGGGGTAGTGGTTGAGATAATTTAGCTACTGCTAATAATTGTTGATTTTCATTATAAAGTCCAACTGTTGTTACATATGGTTCAAAGTAAGAACCTGTTGCAAATGAATATACTTTTCCTTCTGATTGTGATATTATCGATGGGTTTAAACTAGAATTAAATTCATTTTCTCTTATAGTACATTTATATTGACTTTCATATATTGTAATGGATGAGGAAAATGAACAAGTTACATTTGAAGATGTTGTAAAAGCTTCTATAATAGCTGCGGCTGTAGGAATACCATATAATGATGATCCATAAATTCCATATCCATATCCATCTCCTCCTAAGTTGGAGTTACTTGTAATTACTGCTATACCATGAGGATAAAATATTTGCCCACATATTCTATTAGATGATGATAAAATTAAATTACCTTCTCCATCATCATAAATAGAACCGCTAATCCCTTCCCAAATAAAAGAACTAGGTTGTATATAATCCCCGTAAAGTCTTGATGGAATTGATAATACCCCTACGGTAGCATTAGCTCCAGTTGGGAAATATTTTTTAAAGGTTAGTGTGGATTGGTTATAATTAAAATATTTTCCACTTGAATCTGTTGATCCTATATAAACATTTCCTTCAATATTATTTCCAGGAACTAAACTTTGGGTAGTAGCAGGGCTACCATAACTAGAACTTAGGTAATTTGAATAATATAATTCTTTAACAGAATCATATATTAATCTTTGATACTGGGGAGATACTAAACCTGTAATAGGGTCTGTATTTGGGTTGAATAGTGAACTTGTGTTTAAACCTAAATAACGATCAATAGAAACATCAGACCCAGTTAGCTCATTTCCTTTATAAGAAAAGCTTTTATTAACTTCAAATGGTACAAGAGTTATGTCTGATGCTAAAAATTGTTTGTAGGCACTCACTTAATATTTTTATTATTTCAATCAAAAATCTAACTTCACGCGAACAAGTGCTTCAGTAGTAAAATCTTTTGGAAGTGGTCTTGATAATTTTGCAACAGCTAATAATTGATTTGTATCATTATAAAGACCAATTGTTGTAATATATGTTTGTGGATTATTAATAAAATCACTATATAGTACTTCTCCAGTAGAACCAGAAATAAAGGAGGGATTTTCGGAATAATTATATTCTGAACTTCTAGGTCTAACAAATATAAAATCTGAAGTTATAGATTCTTGAGAATTAATACTAAAACTCTTAGAGGCCATACCTCCACTAATTGATTGAAATAATGAAGTATTTGGGGATGTATTAGGAGCAGATGATGCTGTAGCTGAACCACTATATTGAAATCCAATACCTCCACTTACTGAAAAATCAGCTAGGGCTAATGGATTTAAGATAATAGTTCCTATATCAGGTAATAACCAACCATAAGAACCAGAATTCTTTGAATAACCATCAACAGTTGTAGCTGAACCAGTATATCTGACACCTTGTGATCCAGATATTAATTGAAATACTCTACCGGCTTCTGTAAATTGAACAGAACTTACATAGTTACTATTCTCGGTTAATGTAATAGAACCTGATGAACCTGTAAGAGTTAATGAAAGAGATCCTAAAAATAATGAATCTTTATATCTTGCTCTTTCAAAGGTTAATGCAAAAAACTGTGATGATGTAATAGTACCAAATATAAAATTAGTATTTTCATCCCCTATTACTAAGTCTTGCCATTGTCCAAAAATGGTTGATGTGGGGGATTTACCATTTACAGCATTGTTGTAATTTAAACTACCACTACCTGCTGCGTTTCCATAAGCAATACCAAATTGGACTTCAGCTGTTGATAATGTTGATGCTGTATTATATACATTCAAATAAAAATCCCCAGAAGATGCATTTTCTTGTGCTGATGAGGTAAATACTGAGGATAAAGAGGGAGAATTATTTGAAAATAAAGTAGATGAAATTGAATCTGTACTTATTACAAAATCGTCTGTTTCTAATCTTTTAAATGACATAATTTATATTTTAGGATACTTTTGTTACGGTTACGGGTATTGTTAGTCTTGCACCTGAATCTCTACCTTCTACAGTTAATGTAGCTTGTAATTGAGTGTTTGAACCAAATAATGTATTAATTGTAGTTGCTCTTAAATTAATTGTAGTACCAACTACTGTTTTAGATACCGATGTACCTAATGTTTGGGTTTGATTAGTTAAATTAAGGGCTTGGACTGCCGGGGTATCAATACCAACACCTTCAAATGTATTAAATAAACGAACATCTGAAATTGTAGCTGTATAACCTGCTGTTTCATAAGTATTGCCACCTAAATAATTTAATGTTTGAGGAGTAATTGCTAATGATGCTCCTTGTTTAATTACTATAGCATTAGTACCTAAATCCAAAATTGGCATTTTTGCTGTTCCTCTAGGTAAAGTTACAAGTTTATATTTCATTACTTGTGTTGATTGAGGAAAAGCTTCTAGCAAGGGCATATTTTGGATTGCTTGACCATAATAGGCTGAACCTGAAGGGTGAGTTGGGTTATAAAGTGTATAATCAATTTCATCATCTGCTAGAGCAAATTGAGTAATTCTAAATTGACCGTTGTTTTGTGCTAATAGTTGACGACCAGTATCTGTTAAAATTGCATCTACTGTGACAACACTGTTATTTAAGTATCCCATGTTTTAGTTTGTTGTTATATGTTATAAATATGTTAAATTAATCCTTTTTCTGTTAGTTCTTTAATTATATTATCAAAGTTGTCTAAAATATATTGAGAAGCATATTCTGGTACTAAAAATCCTGGTGATGAATTTATTTTTAATGAATCAATTATAACAAATGAAGGGTTGGGAACATATCTTCTTATTAAAAAAGAATTTAAATTGGTTCCTGTTAATATAGGTTTATCTAAAGTTAAATATAAATAATCATTTGAATTTTGTGTAGGAGGATTAACACCTATTATTTGATATACTTGATTTTCGCTAGCTGAAAATCTTACTTCATCTCCTATCTGTATATTAAATAGTTGATATGGTGTATCATATCTTGAACCACTTACATCTGATTGGCGATTATTTCCGTATATGGTTGAATTAAATTTGGAACCGGTTAATATATTTGGAGAGGTAGAACCTGTTGTCCAAAAGGGTGAAAGCACATTTGCATTTACTAAGGGAGTTTGAGTAAAATAAAAATTACCACTATTTACAATTACTGAGGGAAGAGGTCCATTACTAGTGTAAGAAAGTGCTGCTCTGTATTGGCTTCCTGAGATAATATTTTCTAATGGTGCTGTAATTGTTTTTTTAATATTAGAATTATGTGTTACTGTATTACTTGAAGATATTAGATTCGACCAGGTAATACCATTGTTTGTTGATCTTTGAATATACAAAGTAACTATACCATTTTGATAACGATCATCTTCAGTATAAGTATAATCTACATAAAGTTTTGGAATCAAATCAATATCAGCACTTGTAGTTATAATAGCAGCATAACCTCCAGAAATAGAAGCAGTGG